TAATGCACAATCTAAATCCCTCCAAATCTTATCTAATTTCTTAGTCAATTCATCAATAGTCATCATTTCATCCTTATGAGAAAAAGAAGATTATCTCTATCAGCACTAATACTAACCCCAGAAACTCTAGAATAAAAGTAGTCCATGTAGTCATATTTTGGGGCATATAGCCATTCGATGAATCGATTGTCTAGATTTTCCAATAGAATTTTAATCATTATTTTTCCATTAATTTATCAATAAAATCTACTAATGATGTTCTTGCAATATTTAAATTAGTATGATTATTTCCATATCCTTCAATATTGTCATGAATTGTTTTTATTTTTTGTTCAACAAAATCTTCAAAATAAGATACTAAATTAATAATTTCATTAATATTTAATTCAGTCATTAGTCACATCCCACGCCCTACCCTTGATAAAGTGAAGTTTCATAGTTTCTTCTCTCATTCCTGGATCAGATGCACAAACTTCATTGAATGCGCATTTGCCATATTTATTTTCACAATGAGTGAAATTTGGGGGCCAGTAGCTGGTTTGAGAATATTTAATCATTTCATTAGCCCAATACGGCACAATTACATTTTGCCATTCATCTAATCTGGCTTTAGAATAACTCATCATCGCTCTTTCAAACTTTTCTTGTGGTTTAAGAGAAGTTTGAAAACCAATCTTATTAATCACCATATTTCGTGATTTCATAAGAATACATTGACCCATAAATTGATTATTTAAACTCAATGAGTCACGTTTTTGTTTCATCGTTTTATGATCAATGGAGAGAATTTGCTGATTGGTATCAACGATTAAATCGAATTTGGCTTTCCATAAAACTCTAAGAAATTCATTCTCGAATATCACTTCACCTTTAGTATGCTCAGAATGAAGTGGTGTCCATGCATCACTAGTCCATCTAACTAAGTATTGTAAACAAGTATCCAAACAATGATCGTAACCAATATAATCTCTAATTCCATGACCAATATCTTGCTTTCCAGATTTTTGTGGAGTATTTTTAACACCGATGTAATCTCCGATTTTGTGTCCGCATGAAGGTGTTCCAACGAAATCTATTGGAAGATCCTTACATACTGGACAACCATTTATGAATAATTTGGCCGCGACTACGCCTAAATCAACTGAATCAGATTTACTTTTACCATCAATAATTCCTTGGTAATAATATTCAAGAAATGCGTGGACGATAGAACCTGCTTCTAGTGAATTAGATTTACCTTCTTTATCGACTAAATCATGATTGAATCGATTATCTGTCATTCTTCCGCAAGACATGAGAGAAGATAGAATTGTGGCGTCCATTACTACGTTATTCATTAGTCAAATCCAATAATTCTTTAGAATCAATTTTCAAAAGATGAGCGCGCGAAAATGATTCTTCAAATACTTTTCTAGTGATTGATACTGCTATATCTTCTGCTTCAAATATTTTAAAATCAGTAACTGAATCAACATCAATAGTAAAAACTACTTTGATTTTTACTCTAGAACTTTTCATGATTCACCAAAGAACCAATAATACTTCGTTTATTCTTGTAAACATATCTTCGTTTACATTTAGCTGTGCAAAAATTATCTGCTCTCTTGTTTACTGATTCATCAATCAATCGACCGCATTGATAACAATATTTTGATTTGGTTATTGTTCTGTTCATTTCGTACCAAATGTAAAAACTATTAGTACAACTAGAATAATACCTATTGCAAAACCAAATAAAAATGTGTAGACATAGCTAGTCATGATTCAATCGCCTCAATAATCTTGAATGCCAAATTAACTGTATCTTCAACTGTTAAATTTGGAAATCTATTCTTGAGAATCTTACAAACTGCTGTTACTTTTTCTGATTGAGTCATGATTTACCTACGGCGAATCACATTAACTAAAGTATCCTTCAACACAATAAAACTTTTAGAAGTATGATTTGGATAAACTAATTCGATTTCGACTAATTCGCCTCGATGAATCATATCGAAAATGATATCCATTACTTCATTTTGCGTAATCTCTAAATTAAGAGACATCATTCGCAGAATCAAATCTTGGCCCTTTAAGCCATAATTTACCGAAATAAGGCTAACAATCTTATTTTCTAAATCTAATTTAGTCAACTTGTACCTTGTAATAACTATAATTCGGTTCAGGATGAAAATTCTCTCTAGGATAATTTAACTCATCTAATTGATTTAGCATCTCATCTAATGTAGCTTCTCTTAATACAATGAATGAAACTATAGTCCATTCTAATTGAATATCTGTAACTTTACCTAAATATTTTCCACCTATAATGAATGGATCTTCTGTTGCTATAATCATTTAATTAATTCCTTTAATCAACCCTCGGCTAAGAGGGCTGACTGAAACAATTAATTATTCTTTTCCAGCAATTGTTTCTAATGCTTCATTTACTTGTTTTCTAAAATCACATTCATTACATTTCCAAACAGTTGTTAAAAGATAATGTTCACGTTTAACAATATCTGCTGCTGCAATTGTTGCATGTTTTTCATCAATATGACCAATTACAGTTATGTATACACCAAAACGAATTTCTTTGGCTTCTTTTAAACCATTATAAGCTATAAATTTCCAATGATAATGTGGTTCAATCATTCTACAAACTCATATTCATCATCTGTCATTATTTTATCATTTTCATCAGCCATTGGTAAATCAGTTAAACACCAATTAGTTGTGCCTCTGATTGTTATGTAGTGCATAGCTTTGGTTAATGAACTAAATCGAAAATATTTCGATTCTGTTTCGTATTGAATTTCTAGATAGATCATTCTTTTTTCCTTCCATATGGTGAATTTGTTTCTGCTATTTGTTCTAGTAAAGATTCTTTTTGTTCTTCATTATCACATTGTTCTAATAAATGATTAATTAATTTACTATGAAGATTGTAATATTTTTCTTTTAATTCATAAACTTTATCAAAATCTTTAGAATTCATTTCTTCCCCCTAACCAATGCTTCAATCAATTCACTAATAATACTGCTCTGGTTCCATTTCGGAATTTCACCTTTATTCATTACAGCATGAAATTGTCTTCTTTTAGTCTCTACAATTCCATCAAGATGAGTATCAGTTGTATTCTCTGCATGAACATACGTGCAATTAACTGAATTACTATCTTGACCAATTCGGATTAATCTATCTTCAAGTTGTTCTTCATTCATGGGATTCCATTGTCTCTCATGAATAATCATATCTGAACAAACTTTTTGTAATCCGTCTGTTCCCTCGCCAGCACTAAGTGTAGAAGCAACTAGAATTGCGCGTGGTAAATTAATAAATCGGTCTTTAATTCGCTGATTTTCTTCATCTGTTAGACCAGCAGTTAATGCTAGTACTTCTACTTGATTTAAATTCTTCAATTGCTGAGTTAGAATAATTCCAACATCTTTATGATGCACACCAATAACTAAATGACGATCACATTCATCTAAAAATTCTTCAACAAATTCAACTGTTGATGGAATCTTGGCTAAACCAAGAATATGTCTCATACGTTGTAATCTAGCAATTGCCTCGCCTTCAGTTTTGCCAGAATCTTCTTCGCCTGATATAACTAATTCGTTATACCATTTAACAAATTCGGAAACCTCATCATCGTATGCTTTTCTACTAGAATCTTCAATTTCAACAGTTAACTTCATTCGATTAACTGTCGGTAAATCTGGCATTACATCGTTGCGCTCTCGCCTGATTGCAATATCTTTAATTGCTTCCCTGAATGCCGGGATATTACGAATACCACCCATTTTGGATACATTACCATGCATATAGTAATCTACCCAGGTATTCAGGAAATGCTGATATGAATAAAACTTTTGCGGATTAAGCATATTCAGCACAACGAAAAATTCACTACCACGATTTTTCCATGGCGTACCGCTCAATGGAATGATGTGTGGAACTTTGCTTAAAACCTTACGAACCTCTTGAGTCCTAGTTGAATCTGGATTCTTAATTGACTGAACTTCATCAATTACTGCACATTTGATTCCTAATGCTTCAAATTTTGCTTTAGGAATTCGTCTAAGCAAGTCAAATGATGTGATATAGCATTTCATTCCCGGCATGAAACCTTGCTTTGAATCACTGATTACCTGAGCAAAGTATTTCTCTCCGAGCCAACGAATAATTTCTTTCTGCCACTGAAATTTGAGTTTTGATTTAACGATAAACAAAACTGGTAAAACTTCAGGATGAAATTTAATGTAAGCTAATGCTTGAACTGTCTTTCCAAGACCCTGCTGATCGAATACTGCTGCTCTACCATTTGATTTTTCTAAAAAGCGCGCGCCTTCTACTTGAAATGGAAACAAACGAAATTCATCACACTTCGTACATTTGTTTTTATCAAACTCATGCTTGCAATTAACTACATGTTCTTTCCAAAAATTACTAACAATCAAATCAAATGGTGATTGCGAATCGTGATTGATGATTCTTACATGCCCGCACTCAAGTGTGATTAGCTTCTTAAGAATTCCTTGACTTCTAAATTCTTTAGTTGATTTCTCTTTTGCTACTTTACCACAAACGTCGCATTTATCCTGATAACGAGTTACTTTATACTTTGGTTCTCTGACAATTTGTTCTTCTTCTACTAAAACTTTCCTTTTAACTTCAACATAATCTACTTCGAGAATATCACCTGAACGAATTGCATCAATTGCGCGTGGGTCAAGAATATATGTTACACATGCTTGACCCGAACTACCTAATTCAATAGCTTTATTTCGCCATATCACATCATGCCCGTGATAAGGTGTTAGCGCGTGTGCTATCTCATGATTTATTGTATCGCGCACTTCAATTTCAGGATGAGTATCAATATGAAATGTATTCAAATAAATTATCTTGAGTTTTGAATCACATTTACCTAGAAATACTTGTTTACCTGATTCATATGAAACTAACTTAATTTTCCAATCAGTTAGATTGAATTCAGTTAGGCGACTACGGCAATAATCTGTCGCTTCTTGTCTTGTCATTTTGCTTCGCAAAAATTAGCTGAATTGATTAATTGTAAAGAACATTATCTTGAAATGTGCGAAAGTAAATATTCTTGCCAATCTTGATAGCTTTCCAATAATTTTGCTTCAACATTTTGGCAATGATTCGTTTGTTTTTGCAGATTTTCATTTCTTTTTATCCAATTTTTCTATATTAATTAATACTGACATTGTAAAAATTTGTGGAAAACGAATTAACATAATTGAAGTGAATTGGAGATAAGCAAAATTGAATTCAACATCATTACGCATTCTAGATGCAAGAATACGAATATTTTCATCTGTATTTGGATTCTCTGCTATTTTCTGCAAAAAATCATCATACATTTCGCCATTAGTCATTTCTTCTCCGTTCTAGAAATTGCTGAATGAACTTTGCACAAACCCGGTGTTTCTGAACAAGTGCAATCATCTCTTAATTTGTTATCAATCATTCGCCTTGCTTGTTCAATTGGAATTTTCATTATCTTAGCATAACTTTCAGCCATTTTATCACTAGCTGATTGCGCGGTTTTACGTGGTTTCGGCGCTGATTTGATAACTTGTGGAGTGTAATTCGGCGTATTCAGAGCAAATTCAGCGCGCAATTTCATGCGAAGCATCGGAATTGTTTCAGCCATGTAATGCTGAATTGATTTAATTTCGCCTGACATTTCGATTTGTGCATTGCGCGTTTGAAACAATACCATTGATAGATATTGCACTCGTCTTTTAAGAGCACTCATTAATGCGTAATGCTTATTTTCTGATTCAATACTTTCATCAGCATTAATAATTTCTTTTAATTCGGCTATATTTGGTATAGTTGCATTAAAGAAATCCGTGTATTGTTTGATGTTGCCTTGAATTGCTTGGTCGATTATGTTTTTAACACTTTCACCATCTTTATTCACAATTGCTTGTGTTTCGACGATTCTATCGACTTGATTCAATACTTGTTCTAACGAAAGTTTTTCTTTTTGCTCTAAACTTGGCCCGTGTACTTCTGTATTCTTATGCCTTTCTTGACAATCAGAACACATTACAATTTTACCAATTATTTCAATTGGTCCTTTATTCAGACAACATTCGCACTGCACGTCATTTCCATGAAGTGATTCCGGTCTAGCACATATATTACAGGCTTTTGCGGACCATTTAGCTGATTGAAATGAGTGATTCATCTCTCTTCCAATGTGTAATTGTATTTAGCAATTTCTTCAGGAGTTAATAGCGCGAACCATTCAGCTCGCGTCATTCCAACATATTCTCTACATGAACATACGACATCATGTCCCCATATTCCGCATGTAGGACATTGATTTTTAATGCGCGCATCACATCCAACAAAACTATGTGATTGTGCGATATGCCCACAATTAGTGCATAGTGGCCATAAATTACCAATTTCTGAAATACTTCTAATCATTTAGTCTCCAAGAAATTAAATTCTTAATTCTATCCATTAACAAAAGTTTAATATGCGCCGGCGACTTCTGCTAATGGATAGTATAAAAACTTAATATGGTGTGTATCTAGCACGATACCACATTTTGATAATCCAAAAACGATATTTAATATAATTTATGAATTTCATTATGTTCCCCAAACTATGTTATTATGAGTCATTTTTGCCAATCATCTAATTCAAAATTTCTACCATATCTACATGAATTTAAAATCATTATTGATTCTGTTCCGTCTACCCAATACATCTTAACCCGTTGAATTTGGCATCTTTCTGCTTTCTTTAATCTAATTCCGGTTTGAATTGCGCATCCTGAATTGAGTAGCGCACAAATGATGATTAATTTCTTCATTTATCTTCTTTCGGCATTACTTCATCTAGAAAATCTAGAATTTTTGCTTTTTTACTATTTTGAAGAATCTCACCAATTGATTGTAATGATGGCTTACAATCATTACATAATGGTTGATCATCTTTCATCTTATCTTCTGTTAAGATGAATTGACCATCACATTTCCAACAAAGACTGGCTTTACCCGGTAATGTTTCTTCATATACATTTGGCATATGATGATTACATGTAGGTAATGCGCAAGCCCAAATTTGACCAAATTTTAATGTAATTCGATGATACTTATGAATGTGCTTAGGTTTTCTAGACATTTCTACAAGCTTCAATTAACTCGTTTAGTTTCACTTTTTGATCTAAATTAGCGACTGTTGAGATAAGTTGAGCGCGTTTAACTATCTCATTAATATTTTCTTCAATTAATAGATTATGTTCAGGACACAACACGAATAGTTTATCACTAATTGGTTGTTTGCGTCCCGGTTTATTACAAATATCACATTTCTTAGCCATGTTTTCGTTTCAATGCAGCTTTCTTAGCAGAATTAGAACGTTTCTTCCAAGCGCGCACACGTTCAATACAATTTTCACATGTATAAGCAAAATCAATATATTTTGGATTAGGTAATTCATTGAATCTACAACTTGTGCAATATTTACCAGGTGTAAATTCAGGATTTTCCCAATCAAATGGTTTTTGTGTTTTTGGGTTAATACATGGATCAATCATGATTTATTTCTCAATAACTCGGTTTGGACACTGTGGCTAATTGACTACACTCCGTCCGTCCCTGTCTCGACTCCCCCGAGTCTAGCATATCTGACCTGAAGTGTCAAACCGGACATAATATTATTTAGAGTATAATAAAAAAAAAAAAAAAAAATAAAAGGACAAAAGCAAGCTTCAAAACGTCAAGTCGTGGATTATATCCGGTGGGGGTCTAGTGGTTACAGAGAGAGAGGGACCGTCCACTTTTTCGGCCGATGAAAATCCGACTTTTCACCTGAGTGTCAAGGGAGAGAGCTTGCGAATCACCAAAAGGTGACAAAAATTTATTTTCGAGTGTGGCTATTTAGCACTAGTCAGGGTTATCGAGGTATGCTAGACTTATCTCACGTCGGAATTACCCGACGATGAATTGAGGCACACAATGAAGACTGAAACCGGCAAGGGCGAAGCGACTGTCAAGGATTTTTCCGAAGGGAAGGACGGTTCGCTGGAAGTTACGTTGTCCTACGATTTTTCTTTCAACGTTCTGGAAACTTCAGCAGAGCTCGCTAACGAATTTTCTCCCGCGCAGTTGCTCGACTTGGCCAATGCGCGTATCAAGTCTACTGCAAATTCTGGTGCGCGTCAGAAGGCAATTGCTCCGTATGCGCAAGACCCCAATTCACAGGCTGCAATTCGTGAACGTCTCATCAAGGATGCCGTCAAATATGGCAAGTCTCAGGAACAGGCGGTTGCGTTTGTTGATTCACTTCTAAACGCGTAATCAGTAAACGCAAAAATAGCCGGTTGTCTCGTATGTAGGCAACCGGCTATTTTCTTTTATTCAGTGTGTGCGGTATGAACCAAACGTTTCAAAATAATCGGCCAACCAGACTTGATAACTTCACGCTCGGTGTTCCAATTGAAGTAAAAACGTTTGTGACGAATCACCAGAACGTATGTTCCGCAAGCCGGACAATGATGGTGATGCGCGCATGGCATATGCCAATGTTCACAGATACCACATTGAATCAATTTGATTTTCATATGCTGATTATACATACCTTAGAATTAAATACAAGCCACTAAATATAGTGCCGTAGGCACCCCCTATACACATCCTGTAGTGACTCCGGAGAGAGCGAACCGGACGGGATATTGATCACTCCCAATATTCATTCCTAGATTTTCCTAATTTCTTCTTTTAAATAATTTGGATCCCCTATTTAGGTACCATATCTATATCTATACCTGCATAATAAATATCATTATAGGTGAAACACCCCGATTTGACACGCGTGGTATACTGAAGGTGGAGGGGAGTCGCGGCCTCTGAAATTCGAACTCATAACAATTATTATATCGGTAGCAATTATGCCAATGATGGTTTTGTCTGATGACAAGTTTACAGAAGAAATGTCTAAATTTTGCTCTGGTTCTAGTAAATTGGTTAATAGTAATGAAACTAAACCAAATTCAGATAAAGAACCAATCGTTGCGCGAACCGAACCCGGTGGTAAAGTCATAGATATTTTGCGAGGGCGCGGAACTAATCGAGTAGAAATACCAAATAGTGTTAGAATTTTAGTAGCTGAGGAAGCTATTAATGGTACCAAAGCAAAACAAGTTTCAGAGGCATTCGGAATTAGTGAGTCTTCTATTAGCGCGTATAAACGAGACGCTACAAGCACAGCAAGCTATGATACGCCAAATAAAGATTTACAAGAAGCAAATAATATTGTTAGAGAAAACATTACAGAACAAGCTAGATCAAAACTTCTTTCCGCGTTAGCACATGTTACTGATGAGAAATTAGCCGAAGCTAAACTTCGTGATGTAGCAGCAGTCGCTAATTCGATGAGTGGCATTATTAAGAATATGGAACCGAATGGGCCTAGTCAAGTTAATAATACACAAGTTATCGTGTATAAACCGCGCATGAGAGATGAAGATGAATTTGAAGTTATCACGGTGAATGAATGATTTTTGCGAAGCAAAAAGATGAAACTAGAAATCAAGACTAATAAAAAGAAGCCAGTTAAACCCTCTGGTATATCACCATCAATGCAAAAGATCGGTGATATGATTGCTAAAGGAAAGAAGTAATGAAGAAACTTTTTATTAGTTTATTTCTGATTTCATGTTCTTTGCGCGCTTCAGCACAACCAATTACCGCATTACAACCAGCCATCGCATCATTAAGTCTCAACGCAAATAACACAGCTGCACCACAAGTCGGCCAAGCATTTGCAATTCCACAATCTTGTAATACAATCAGTTGGATAACTTCATTCGGTTCGGCCCCCGCCTCAGTTAATACGAATCTTGAGTTCTCAAATGATAATTCGGTTTGGGAATCAGCTGATTCGTCAATTCTAACAACTGGTGAAACGCGCACTGTGTTTAGTGCTGCGAGATTCATTCGCGCAAATGAAACTGCTAGATCTGGTGGTTCAGCAGTTACAGTTTCAATTGTATGTAAAGCTGGTCAGATTGGAAATGTCACTAGTCCATTAAGTGGTGGATTATCAGTTACAGGAAATATTTCAGGAACTAGATTTTTAGGTGGTAATGGTACAGTAGCATTACCAACATTTAGTTTTACGAGTGAGCCAAATCTTGGTTTTTTCCGTCCCGGTGCGGGCTATTTATCATTTGGCGAACTTGGTAATATGGATTGGACCACAGGTGGTGGCAATTTTATTATGACCTCTACTGAATCACTTGGTTTTGCTAATACTGCAAATCCTTATTCTGGAGCAATGGATACAAAATTTTTACGTGCTGCTGCTGGTATATTAACTATTTCTTCTGCTGGTGTTGGTCCAGGAGTTGATATAAAAGTTGATGCCCTTCCTACAATCGCTTCAGGTTTTGGAACATCACCTAGTATAACTGCTGGTTCAACTCCTTTCGCGGGTTCAGTAAATGTTGGAACTGGTGCTAGTTCATCTGGAGTAATAAACTTTAATGGTACTGCTTTTCCTTCCGCTCCATTTTGTGTCGCTACTGATGATTCTTCAATTATGGCTGTGAAATCTTCTGCTTCCACTACACAATTAACAATAGCAGCTATCGCATTTACTGCATCAGATATTATCTCCTGGATCTGTGTTTCAGCGAAGTGAGGAATCATGAAAAAACTTCTTCTCGTTTTCTTTTTATTAGTTCCATTAAGCGCGCAGGAGTTAGTTACTCTTTCAACTCCAATAATGAAGCCTAGTACATCATCATGTAATTTAGATATGTTAAATTTAGATGTTACTCGTTCTACAATTGTAGTTAATCTAGTTTGCAATAATGGAGAACGAATTAGTAAGCAATATGATTCGTTCACTACACCAACTGGTGCTGTTCTCCTACATCAGTTAAACATTGGAAATTTCTCGACAAATAGTTTAATGAAAGCAGTTTACAATCGTCTGATTACTGATGGTGTAATTGTTGGTACTATCTCTGGCGTGCCTCAATAATGAGCGATCCAACAATACCCGGCGGCGTAATTGTTCTTATTATAGGTGCGATAGCGGCTGCTGTTGTCGCAGTAATTAAAGCATTAGGCGAAAATAAAAAAGTTATTCAAACTGAAATTACACCAAAATTAGAACGTATTGAAATATTAGTTGATGGTCGTTATAGTGAAGTTCTCCAAGAATTAGCTGATCTTAAAGCTGTTATTGCAGATAAATCTGGAACAATGGTAGATAGACAATTAGCAAAAGCGGCTCAAATAAAAGCAGATGATCAACAAGCGCGCGTTACAGCAGCGCCTAAAGTGGAGAATAATAAATGATTCTTCTAATATTCGCATTCGTTCTATTTGTTCTAGCAGCGTTTCCATATCCAGATCCATATGAACCATATCGTTATAAATTAGTTGCAGCTGGTTTAGCTTGTTGGGTTGGTTCTCTTTTGTTTAAATTATGAATGAAAGATTTTCTTTGGCGATTGACCAAAGCATTATTAATTCTTGGTTCATTATCACTTCTGGCATGGAGTGAGATTTGGATAGAACGATGGATTCTGCGCTCTTTGTAGTTCATACACAAGATGCCGAAGCTAAACCATTAGGAAATGTATTGATTCAAGCAACATCACCTAATGGTGATTGGCAAGCTATAACTAATTTATGTGGTGATTTTTATCCTACATTAGCATTCGGTTCATATCATGTAACTTTTTCTAAACAAGGTTATAAAACGCGCGAACTAGATTGGAATCTTGGCTCACTCAGTCAAGCTCCAATTCTTGTAGGTCTTGAAAGAGAACAAAATGCTTTCCCTAATTATCCCACAAGAGAACAAGTATGTAACATCTTTTGTGGGTTTCAAGGTATTACTATTCAAACAAAACAATACGGATCAATTCCAGCATTCGGGCCGGAATGTGGTTGGTTGAATGATGAGGATTGTATTTCATATTGCGCACAGATGAAACAACTTGGATTCACTCATGTCGAATTTGATATAAGTGGACAATATAATGAACCTTCTTATCAATATCCAGTTCCTGGTAGAGACTTCTCACAATCACTAGATGAAGTTTGTGCGCGATGTGATTTGATAATCAGACAAGGTATGTTCATTAAATTCTCATTAGCTGGTGATGGAATGTCAGTTAATCAATCACCAGATTATAAAGAATACAATGATCCACAAGGTTGGACATATGGATTTGAATGGTTAATGGATAATTTAGCGCGAATCATTGATCCATTAACTAATTATGAAGGGCATGATTTAACTCGCTTCATTTGTTTCGTGCCAGGATATGACGGAGTATTTTATGGTTGGGGAATTAATGGTGAAGTTCCAGATCATCAGCCTCAAAGAGTGATTGATTTTGGAAATAGATTTAGAACTTATTTACTAGAAGGAAATTTAGGATTAGAACATACAACAGGTAACATTCCAGTTGGTTCTGGTCCACCTGATTGGTTAGAACCATTAGATGCTTATGACACATTATTAAGCGAGTATAATCCATTTAATTTGCATGAAGATTCAACATGGCAAGTTGTAGCGAGATGTAGTAGGCCATATGTTAGACCATCAGATCAACCATCAGGAGATGATCCTAATCCACCATTTTATTTAGTTGATTGTTCTCGTGGTAAACGCTTCTATATCATGTATGAACTCTTAACTTATTTATGGGTACGCAATGAAGTATCTATTGAACAGTGTAATGAAACTTATGATTATTTTAAAGCAATGGCTCCATCAGCTACTTTATGCATGATTCGTCAATGAGGAGATAATGAATCCAGTCATAACTGGTTTAGAAAATTCTAGAGTTTATGTAGCAGTTCCATGTGGTAAACATGCTGAATGTGATTCATTCTATGATTGTCTATACAGCCTAGCATTACCTGAAGGATCACAAATTCAACGATTAAAATCAGGTTCAGTTTCTCAGAATTTAAATACAGCTGTTGAATTAGCTAGAGGTTTTGATTATATTTGCATCTTTGAAGATGATTCAATGTTTCATCCGAATACGGTTTTACAATTACTTTTGCATCAGAAAGATGTTGTAGCCGGTATTTGTCCTAGTAGGACACCACCATTTAATGCTTATATTTATGATAAAGGTGATTCGCGCGGTTTACTTCGTAGAAAGATAGAAGATTCAGATGAGGGACTCATTAAAGTAGATGCAATTGGAATGGGTGGAATTCTTATTAAAATGTCGGTGTTCGATAAATTAAAGAAACCATATTTTGAAATTAAATTTATTAATGAAGTTGAATGGGGTCAGGATATTTTATTTAATAAGCAACTTATTGCAGCAGGAATCGAAGTATATTGCGATACAGATGTTCCTATCTGGCACGCAACTAGATGTTCTTTGGGAACCATAAAGAAAAACGGCAAATGGTTAACTACAGTTCGAATCGGAACATTCAATATTGAGATTCCAATCGCTGAATTAGTTTCTCAATTCGAGATGGTGGAGCAAGAAAATGCATATAGCATTTGATTCAATAGATGAATTAGAGAAATTCATTAAGTGGGTAAATAAAGATAAAGATCAAATTATAAAGGAGGCATCTAACGAATTAAATAAAGAAACTGTTAAATTAAAAGAATCAATCAATCAGGAGAAAAAATAATGCCGAATCCAGTTTTAGCAGATTTAACAAAGTCAGTGAGTGATACTGTTGGTGTAATGCAGTCAGCTGAAGTTGCATTGAATGGCGTTGCGGCGCGCATTCAGGCAGCTGTTGATGCTGCAATTGCTAATGGCGCAACGGCTGATGAATTAAAGCCAGTTCAGGATGAGGTTACTGCTCTCAATAATGAGAGTTCTAATCTGGCTGCCGCTGTAGCTAATCAGCCTAAGTAACTAATGGCCACTACTGAATGGAAACCAATCAGCAAACCACAAGAAGATTTTCTTGCTTTGCCTGATTCGATTAAAGAAGGTTTTTTCGGTGGTGGAGCAGGTCCGGGTAAGTCCGAAATATTGTTCATGTATCCAATCGTGAGACAGTTTTATAAACATTCACGATTTAAAGCATTGTTCATGCGTCGGACTTACCCGGAACTTAAGCGAGAAATTATTCCACGCAGTCGAGAAATTTATACAGCATTCGGTGGTCATTTTAATAAATCAGATTTAGTATGGGAATTCTCATCAGGTGAAGGTGGTAAGTTTGGAGACAGGTCTCTTGGAATGGTTTTCTTTGGTCATTGTGAAAATGAGAATGATGTTCACAAATATGATTCAATGGAAATCAATCTTTTTTTACCTGATGAAGTTCAAACTCTTACAGAATTTATTTATATTTATATTGGATTTGAACGTGTTAGAACATCTGTTCCAGATTTACCTGCTATTATTCGCGGCGCAGGAATGCCAGGGAACATTGGTCATACATTTGTAAATAAAAGATTTATCAAACCTGCGCCGCGTGGTGGTAAGATAATTTATGGAAAAGGCGGAAATAAACGAATTTTCATTTTTTCGACATTAGCTGATAATCCAAAAATTGATCCGCTTTATGCTCAGTCATTAGAAATGATGCCTGAAGCAGAAAAGCGCGCAAAGAAATATGGCGATTGGAATTCTTATGAAGGCCAGGTATTTGAAGAATTCAGAGATATTAAATATCCTTCTGAACCAGATAACGCTATTCATATTGTTAAGCATTTTGATATACCTACTTGGTGGCCTAGAATTATTGTTATTGATTGGGGTTTTGCGGCTTGGAATTATGTTTCTTATACTGCTATATCTCCTAACCGACGCGCCTACGTATATCGTGAACAGGCTTGGAAGAAAACAAAAATAGCAATTTGGGCGCCATATGTCAAAGAATTCTTGGATCGTGAGAATGTTAGAGTTATCAAAGTCTGTAAATCAGCAAAACAAGATCGTGGACAAGAACACACAATCCAACAACAAATAGAAGAAGCATTAGGTAGATCAATTCTTCTAACTGATAATTCTCCTGGTTCGCGTGTTGCTGGAAAATTACTTCTTCATGAATATTTAAGATGGGAATCTGTTTATACACCTATTGAAGAACAAGAACCTTATAACGAAGAATTGGCAATGTGGATTCTGCGCAATCATGGTGAATCTGCTTATCGTTCTTATAAACTTCGTTTCGCTCCTGGAATAATTGAGACAACGCCGAAATTACAAATTTTCGATGAATCACCAGAAGGCAAGAAAATCATACTTCTTCCAGAAGCAATTAAAAGTTGCGTTTACGATAAGACAAATCCTGAGGATGTTGCTGAATTTGATGGTGATGATCCTTATGATAATATTCGTTATGTGGTTGATGAAGTAGATAAGTATTTTGAAGAAGCTAAAAATGAATTAGCTGTAGTTCAACAACGAGAGGTGCTTGTTCAAGAATTTACAGAAACACAAGATTGGAACAAATTATTTAGGCGCGCACTTGCTATTGAAAATACACAAGTTGAATCAAAGGCTGTTTCTCGTTATCATCATAGGCGAAGATAATGAATTGGTTTCATAAGTTTTTAAATCCACATTGTCCTGATTGTAAAGATGATCAGATCAATATAGCAATTGAAACTCTTAGAAGTGAATTAGCTGCTGAGCGTTATAATAATCAACTTTTGATTAATGCTCTTATTCCTAAAACTCCTGAAGTAGTCGAAACTAGACGAGAACAACCAATTGAAATAAATAATCGAAATCTTCCTTGGAGAGTTAAACAACAGATGTTAGAAGCTGAAGATCGTGCTAAGGCACAAACTAGTCGGAGGATTATTGAAGATAAGAAGGCAGCAGAACAAGCAGCAGCTAAATCAACAGATGAATTAGAAAAAGAACTTCTAGGAGATGAAAATGCCTGATCTAGTTACGATTGCTGGTGTTGTTGGACCTGGTGATACACAGCCTTCTAAACAGTTTAGTGATGTTGTAGATATTGATATTAACTTAGCTAAGCAAGTTTTAACTTTATTTCGATCAGGTGGTCAGCGCGAAATTTATCTAGATTTGTTCGGTATCGCGACTGTAACTTATACTGTTTCTTCACATTTAGCTACGATTTCATTTAGTTAAATTATGCCTGCTAAATCGGCTAAACAGTATCGGTTTATGGAAATGATTGCGCATGGAAAAAAGAAATCAGGTATTGGACCTAGTAAGAAAGTAGCTGAAGATTTCATCCATGCGACTAGTAAATCAAAACGATCAGAATTTATGAAAGGGAAATAATGGCTAAAGGCGATTCAACTGCTCCAGTTGGTCAAGCACAGCAGCAACCAAAAATTGATCAATATTCTGTAATGCATAAGTTAATGGATGCATTTGGTGGTAATCCACCTAGTGTTGCACCATCACCTGATATGCAAATGCCTAATCCTGTTATGGCTGGTGGTTCTATGGCACCAGCGCCAACACAAATGCTTCCACAAATGGGTGGTAGATTTGGTGGTGGTATGGGATTACCACGTTCTGGTGGTTATAATCAAGGAAATCCTCCACCAAATGTTCCTATGATTGGACCAAGTGATCCACAAGCTGTTTTAAGAAATGGTATGAATGGAACAAGAACATTTGGTCAGTGATATGAAATCAATTAGACCAAGTTTTCATTTAAAGAAATTACCTAAACTAAAGTTGCCGAGTCTTAAGTTAAAGCCAAAAAGAAAATGAGCGGATATAACGAATCGGCAGATGAATCTGAAAGAATTCAGTTACTTCTTAAGCAAGTTCTCGATCATTTTGCAAATGAGGACACTGCTGTTAGGGAGCGACAGATTCTTCAGTGGAAGAAATTAAAGTATTATTGGGCTGGATTTCAACGTCTGTGGTGGAGTGAAGTCGCGCATGATTGGCGTATTTTCGATGAAACAACAAATAGTGAATCTAATGATGGATCGTATTACGACAAGCCAATCAATGTTTTCCGTGCTTATCTTGAATCAATCATTGCTGCTTTATCCATTACCATTCCAACAGTTAGATGTTATCCAGATGATGCCGATAATCCTCTTGATCTTCTTACTGCAAAAGCTGGAGATAAAATCAGTGAACTAATTGGTAAACATAACGATGTTAGTTTACTTTGGCTTCATGCGCTTTTTATTTACTGTACCGAAGGTATGGTAGCGTGCTACAATTACACTAAAGAAGATTATAAATTCGGTGAATATTCAGTTCCAAAACACGCTGATAGTGAAGAAGAAGTCGATGAACACGTTTGTCCAAACTGTGGAACAGTCATTCCACAACAGTTAGTGAATGATTTATTAGACCAGTTTGGACCTGATGATTCAGATATTACAATTGATGATCTTCTTCAATCTAATACATATTGTCCGCAATGTGAACAGGAAGTAACTACAGAAATTCAGAAAAAGAAAATTATCGTTACGCGCATGGTTGGAACTACCACCAAACCAAAATCACGTCAATGTATGGAATGTTACGGTGGTTTATTTGTCAAGGTTCCAAATTATGCACGTAATCAAGCAGATGTGCCATATTTGATTTTTTCATATGAAACACATTATTCAAATGCGTTAGAACGATATCATGATTCATTATATGATAAAGTAACTAAAACACCTAAAATTAGTTCAGGTGATGCTGGAACTTCTACTGATTCATACGCAAGATGGGCGCGCATTTCTACGCAATATTATGGTGAACAGCCAATCAATACTTGCACGATTCGGAATGCTTGGTTTCGTTTATCGGCATTCAATGTTCTTTCTAACGAAGAAGATGTTAAATTTCTTAAGAAAAAGTTTCCTGATGGCGCACGTGTAGTTTTTGTTAACGATTTATTCTGTGAAGCCGAAAATGAGTGTCTCGATGATTGTTGGACTATTACTCATAATCCTTTATCCGATTACATTCATTTCGATCCGCTTGGATTATTATTAACAAGTGTTCAAGAAATAACTAATGATTTAACTTCTCTTATCCTTCAGACAATTGAACATGGCATTCCACAGACTTTTGTTTCACCAGATGTAGTAAATACTGATGCATATCGTCAGATGGAAGTTTCACCAGGTTCATTAATTCCTACTAAAGCAGGTAGTGGAAAACAAATTGGTGAAGCATTTTTTACAGTTAAAACAGCTAGTCTATCTGGTGAAGTTCTTCCTTTTACCCAACAAGTTCAGGAAGCAGGGCAACTTGTATCGGGGGCATTGCCTAGCTTGTTTGGAGGAACTCAAGCCGGCGGTTCTAAGACGGCAGCACAATATTCCATGTCACGCGCACAGGCTCAACAAAGATTAGGAACGACATGGAAAATGTTCAATATATGGTGGAAGAATATTTTTGGTAAGGTAATTCCAGCATATATTAAAGAACTTAAACAAGATGAACGTTTTGTTGAAAAGGACAAAACTGGCGGATTCATGAATGTTTTTATTCGCACGGCAGAAGTTGAAGGTAAAATTGGTTCAGTTGAATTAGAATCTTCTGAAGAATTACCAGCAACTTGGGGCCAGCGAAAAGATGTAATTATGCAATTACTTCAGAGTCAGAATCCTGAAGTTATGGCAGCAATTACTTCTCCAGAAAATATTCCTTTCTTAAAAGAAGCAATTGGACTTGAAGATTTTGAGATTCCGGGTAATGATGATCGTGAAAAGCAATATGAAGAAATTAGATTACTTTTACAGAGCGGACCAATTCCAGGAGGTGTAGGACCAGACGGACAACCTATTGAAGAATCTTCAGTTCCAATTGATCCAGATGTAGATAATAATGCTATTGAAGCTGATATTTGTCGTCGTTGGTTAGTTGGACCAATTGGGCGACAAACAAAAACTGATAATCCCGACGGATATAAAAACGTTCTTTTACATTTTAAAGCTCATAATGATGCTGCTAAAGCTACAATGATGCCACCAAGTCAGCCGACTAAACCAATGGCTGCTAAATTACCTATGGGAGCTAGTAATGCTGCTCAATAAATTCTTTTTTGCACCACCGGATACCACATTAGAAACAGGCGGAGCCGATTTATCAATTAATGATATGATTGATGAAATGGCTAAGGAAGATCCAAAGGATGATAAAGAAACTGATTTATTAGCTAAAGATAAAGAAATTCCTGAGAAAGAAGAAGAATTAGAATTAGAAAAAGAAACACCTGATGATGAAGAAGAAGAACCAAAAGAAATCGACGAATTAGAATCAGTTGAAGAATTTTCTCGTAAGAATTTTCTTAAAGAATATCCAGATGCATTCAAAAAGTTTCCTCAATTAGAAGTAGCATTTTATCGAGAAAAGAAATATGCAGAAATGTTTCCAACAATCGATGATGCTAAAGAAGCACATGAGAAAGTTCAGAATTATAATAGATTTGAATCATCTCTTTTAAGTGGCGATTTAGATACAGTTCTTAGTTCTGTTAAATCTAGTGATGAAAAAGCATATAATAAGATGGTTGATAACTATCTGCCAGCACTTGGCAAGGTAGATCAAGGTGCTTATTATCATGTTATCAATACAGTTCTTAAAAATACTATCGTCGCAATGATTCGTGAAGGTGATAATATTAAGAATGATGATTTAAAGGCTGCCGGAGTTATTCTTAATCAGTTTATCACTGGTAAATCTGATTTCGTTGCGCCAACCAATTTCGGGCCTCACAAAACTACAGAGCAACCAGACAACGAACAGACACAATATCTTACTGATAGATTAGAATCAACAATTCAAGATTTGACAACTCGTTCGCAGAATATCATTAAATCAACAATTTCGAAACATATTGATCCGAAAGGAGTAATGACTGATTATGTGAAGCGAACTGCAATTAAAGATGCGATGGAAGAAGTTGATACTTTAATTGGTAAGGACACGCGCTTCACCGCAATTAAGGATAGACTTTGGCAAACAGCAATTAAAAACAAATTCGGTAAGGAACATCTTAGTAATATCGAGAAAGCATATCTCAATAAAGCCAAGACCTTGCTTCAGCAAGTTATTCAAAAACATAGGAATGAAGCCCTACGAGGTCTTGGTAAGCGTGTAAATGACGAAAAAGAAGAGCCTACGAAGAAGGGACTAATTTCTGTTGGCCGCAATGCTGGCGGCAGAGAAACCAGCAATAAAGAAGAAGTTGTCCCAAAAGGTATGAGAACATTGGATTTTCTTATGAAAGATTAACCTTTTGGAGCAAATTAAATGAAGTGGATGAATCAATTTATTCAGTCCCCAGATGGTTTATACCATGCACTGGTGGAATCTCAGGTACAAGCATTAGAATTAGAACGAGTGATTCCCAAGGTTAGAGTTTTATTCGAAAGGGACGATAAGTTCTATGCTAATATCAAAAAGCGCGATGTTGAAAAAATTAGCAATAGACAGATGCGAGTTCCTCTTGAATTAAGACCTGGTGGAAGTTTCCAGTATTTTAATGCTGATGGTGGTGATTTAGGACGTGGTGGTGGCCCGACTTTTGATAAGGCTGTTTTAACTTCTGTATTCATGTCAGAGAATATTGAATACACTAAGTTAAGTCAGTGGGCCACTGATGATGAGAGAAAGGCCATTGTCAATTCTGTTCGTCGTTTAACTGCTACAGCATTAGATGAATTGCGCAGGCAGTTAGATGCACAGATGATGCAGGATGGTTCTGGAACAATTGGTGTTGTTACTACAGATACTCCTGCTGGTGGTAGTAACGTAATTGTTTGTACAACTGATGGATTTGGTGTTCGCTTAATGCGATTCGGCCAAACTATTCAGATTTATGATACTACACTTGCTACATTAAAGGGAAGTGGAGTTATCACTCAGTGGGACGTTGAGAACAAGACTATCACAGTTACACCACAGATTGCTGGTGTTGGTGCTGGTGATAAGATTGTAACCAATGGTATCACTGCTCCAGCTAGTTTGCCAGGATTATTTGGTGTTCCTTATCATGATTCTAATGCATCTACTGGAACATGGCTTGGCTTCAGTAGGTCAGCAACGCCAGAAATTCGTGCAAATCGTGTTAATGCGGCTTCTGCTGCATTGTCACTTCCATTGCCAAGACTTGCAATTAACAAGATTGGAAATCGTACTGGATTAGATAATAATTTCAGTCCGAAAGCATGGATGCATCCCGCTCAGAAACAAGCATATGAAAACATTGGTCAGTTAGTATCTGTTATTTATAAGGATGCTAAGGAACAAGGTTTGGATATGTATTTTGATAGGATGCAGATGGCTGGTGCTCCTGTCAAAGAATCTTTCAATTGGGATAAGACACGAATTGACTTCGTTTCTGATGAAATTTGGGGACGTGGTGAGATTCTTCCTATTGGTTTCTACAAGACTGATGGAAGGTCTATTTTCGAGATTCGTGGTGCATCTGGTGGTGTGGCAACTGCTGATATTTTCTATATGGTTGTGGGTATGCAGACATTCGTGTCGAATCCTGCTGCGTGCAGCTATATTGATACATTAGCAGTTCCATCGGGGTACTAATGTTATGGGAAATAACCCAGCATTAAGCGCGCAAGGTGGATTCGATAATATTAACGTAGTATTTCCTGGTGCAGATGTAATTGCAGCAGCGGCAACTATTACTCCTAAGAGACTTTTAACAAGAATCACAGGAACAGTGCCAATTGCTACAATTACACCACCTAACAACTATTTCAATGGCCCATTGTATTTGTATACATCGAGTGCATCGGTGTTTACTACAGTTACAACTGGTAACATTGCAGTAGCTGTAACTGCTACCGTAAACAAGGCAATGGCCATGATTTACGATCCTAGCATTTCTAAGTGGCAACCTTTGTTTTAGGAGAAAATGAATGTCAGACTTACAGCAAGCAGATATTGATACTGTTGCAAGTAGTGTTCAACTTGCGCCAGCCACTATTGCATCATCGGCTGTAATTGCGCCGACAACATTCCTGAGTTTTATTTCAGGAAGTGTTCCATTGGCAACAATTACACCGCCAGTATCGGGTGCGCATCTTTTGGCATTTGTATTCACTAGTGCTTCACCAGGTGTTACAGCGACAACTGGTAACATTGCTATTGCAACAACTACAGTTCTTAGTAAGATGTTGCTAATGGCTTGGAGTCCGACTACTAACAAATATTATCCGAGTTATTAGGGAATTGGGTGATGCTAATTTCTATGTTAGATAATCCTGTTTAACATAGTAAATAAATAACCTGCCCAAGGTTAGCATCACCCAATATTTTTTGAGGAAGGAATAAAATGACTGAACCCGTTGTTACTGGACAAGTTACACATACTAATGCACCAGTTGTTTCTTCAGTTGCACCAGTTACCACAACTGAATCAGCAGAAGAAAAGGCATTAAAGGATGCAGAAGCAAAAGTAGAAAAGGCAAAAGCTGATTTAGTAGTAGCAGAACAAAAGAAGAAGGATGAAGCGGCTAAAAAGAAGTTAGTTGAAGATGAGAAAAAGGAAAAGGAACGTGTAGTAAACGAAAAGAAGGCTAAGGAAGATTTTGAAAAGGCAAAATTAGAATTAGCTAAGGAAAAGGAAGAAACTCACGATAAGATTGTAGCAATTCTTCGATTACATGATAACAAGGAATCAGAAATTCCTTCAAATCATGAATATTGGAGTTTGCTAAATAAGTATCGTGGGATGAGGTAATCTAACAAGGGGATGCGCATCTTACACGCATGAGACAAAAATGGAACCATTAAACGAAATTAATCAACGTTTAGTAGATTACTTTGGAAAGGATATCATAACTAACTTACCAATTTGGCGAATTGTGTGGTCACATGATCAATTTGAAAAAGTTTTAAGAAATGTAACTGAAACTGGTATCGAATTACTTGAACCAATGATGATGGAAGTTCCTAAATACCGCTCTTATATTCATAATAAATGGATTCTAGAACGTCTTGTAATAGTTCCTGAGCAACAACAGAAAGAATTAGAAACAGCAATTAGTTATGAACCAATTTTCGTATTTGAAACTGGTGAAGGTCAATTTTTACCATATAAATGGGAAGCTGCTAAATTCGTGATTGATTCAGTTTA